TCTCCGTATTATGGCGGAAATGGAGGAACTGGAGTAGTAATACTATCTTATGCTTCAGGCAGTCAATTAGGTTCAGGCGGTACTGTTTCAAGTTACACATCCGGTGTTACATATCAAGTACATAAATTCACAAGTTCAGGCACGTTTACTGCTTAACGATACATATTATAAAGGAATGTATATGACTGAACTTAATCAAATTAATCAAAAACAAAGCGAAACTCCTGGTGCAGCCTGGATGCTGACCACTGATACAGTACAAAATTGGGCCTATTGGGATAACGCATTTACTCCAGAAGAATGTCAAAAAATAATTGAAATAGGTCTGAGTAAACATTTAAAATCTGGTGCCGTCGGAACTGAATTACCTAACGGATTTGAAACAAATACAGCAATAAGAGATAGTAACATTACTTGGTTATATGCTACTGATGGAATGGAATGGGCATTTAGACGTGTTACTGATATTGTTAATAATTTAAATAAACAATTTTTTAATTTTGAACTAACTGGGTTTTGCGAAGGATTTCAATTTACAGAGTATAATGCGCCTAGCGGATTTTATGGAATGCACATTGATAGAAGAATCGGACATATGGTAAGAAAATTATCTATAACTATTCAATTGAGCGATCCGGCAACATACGAAGGTGGAAGTTTAACATTACAAATTGGAAAAACACCCGAAGAGATGAAAAAAGAGCAAGGGCATCTTGCGCTTTTTCCTAGTTATGTATTACACGAAGTTTGTCCAGTAACATCTGGAACAAGATATAGTTTAGTAGCCTGGATTAACGGTCCAGCTTTTAGATAGGAGTAATGATGGGATCTTATGTTAAAGTTTTAAATGGCATTGTAGTTGAAAGCATAAAGGCCGATCCCGATTTCTTTAAAACTTTCAAAGATACAAGTCCTGGCGACTGGATTCAAACTAGTTATAATACTAGAGGCGGTGTACACTACGGAGAAGACGGCAAACCAGACGGCGGCGTAGCCCTCAGAGGAAATTTTGCTGGTATAGGTATGATTTATGATAGTAAACATGATGTATTTTATCATCCACAACCTTATCCAAGTTGGACATTAAATGAATCTACGTGGACCTGGGAACCTCCTAGTCCATACCCTAAAGATATTCAAGAACCATACTATTGGGACGAATCGTCAAAAAGTTGGAAATTAAAATAAGTTAAATATAAGATGGCACGATATAATTCAGTATTTCCAACAGGATCAGTAGCAGGCGGAAGCAGTATAACTACTCCGTCAAGCGGCCTATTGACTACAATTACTGGTAGTGGTACTGTTACCTTGCCAAATCCAGTATTATATACTGGACAAACACAAACATTTTATAATTCAACTGGTTCAGCTATTACCTTAGCAACTGGTACTAGTGCTATTTTTAACGGTCCTGGTGTTGGCGGATTAACAACAATGACCTTGGCTGCTGGCGCAGTTATTACTTTAGTTAGCGATGGTACAAACTATGTAGCAGATGGCTGGTTAGGTGGATATGTAGTTACTCCAAACATAGTTGCTACAGGCGGAACAATTGACAACATCAATATTGGCGTCACTACGGCTGGCACTGGTAAATTTTCAACTTTACAAGCAACTAGTACAACTACACTAGCTGGCGGAAGTGCTAGCGGTGTGTTTAGTTTTACAAGTCCCCAAGCTAGTAGTGCTTACAATAACGGCGGTGTAGTTGTAAGCGGTGGTTTAGGTGTATCCGGAAATATCTACACAAACTCTACATTAAACGTTCAAACTGGCGGTGCTAATATTACTGGAACAACAACTGTAACTGGCACATTGAGTTCAACTGTCAGTGTAACTGCTCCTGCTATAACCAGTAACGGTCAATTAACAGCTAACGATACAGCTAGTGCTAATAGTGCTACTAGAATTTTAAATATCACCAATGGTACAAGCTATGTATCTGTTCTAGCCAACGTGGCCGTAGGCAATTATAATCCAATGTCATCAGCAGGTGATCAATTATTAGTATTTTCAGGTGGCACACAAAGTACAACTGGTAACTTGGTCATTGGACCATGGGCGGCAACCAACATTGGTATTAGGATTACCAACAGCGGAAATCATCAAGTGGGCGGCAACTGGTTGCCTTACACAGTAGGCGGCGGCGATTTAGGTAGTTTAGCAACACCATGGCGTCACGTGTACACACAAGACTTGAACTTATCTAATGGCATAGGTGATTACACCGTAATCGAGGGTGAGGAAAATCTTTACATTGTCAACAACAAGTCGGGCAAAGGATTCAAATTTGTCTTAAGCGAAGTTCCATTAAGTGAGATTCCACCAAGACGAGCAACTACCTAGGATACATTATGGCCATATATTCAAATGGAACCTTAATTTATTCAGCATCAGGTGGTGCGGCATTGCCAGTAACAGTAACAGCCACTACAACCAACAGCACAGCTGGCGCACCATTAACTAATGATGGTAGTGTAGGGTTTTGGAGTTTTCCAGGAGAAAGCCATACTCAAGCTGTTAGTGGCGGCTGGCTTAACAGAAGTATACTAACACACGGATATATTGCCGCAGGTTATAAAGGTTATACTCCATGGCGTAGTGTTAATAAAACATGGCATCAAACTGATACTACTGTTTACTGCGGTGAACAAATTGATCGTGCGGCTGCTTATCTAGACGGAACATTTAGTGATTACAATGCCTATGTTCACGGTACCAGCGACACATGGCAAGGTTCGGCATCTCATACTAGTAGTTATAATCTTGCCACTGGCATCATGCGCATGCAGAATGACAGCAACTTTTCGTTCTTTGGATCCAATAGTGCTCCATATGGATATCAAGGTAACAATCCATCAGCTGACGGATTAACCTACGGTGACTCGGGTGCTAACCTACAAGCTGGCCACGGTGGTTGGGACATGAGTGTTGGTCGTGTAGCACATGGTTGTGCTAGTAGTACACCAGGCAATGGTGCTACCGATGGTGCTGGTTATACATTTGGCGGCGGCTCGGCAACCGTTAGTAAATTACACTTTCCATCAGAAATTATGTATAATTCGGCTAACAGTTTATCTACTAACCTAGGTACAGTTGCTGCAGTTGGAGGTCAAACCAAGGCCTATGTAGTAGGTGGAAGTAATACTGCTTACATGTGGACCATGCCTTGGAGCAATGATACATTCAGTACTTGGTCTTGGCCCAGCAGTCAAACATCTGACGGAAATAATAAACATCTAATGACTAAATTAGGTTGGTTTTATGCTGGAGTTGGTGGCAATACTGATACACGTATTTGGAAATTTAGCGATACGACAAACAGTTATTTGCTTGCTCTTACCAAGTTAACTAACGCTGGAGAAGAAAATCAAGAAATGGGGCAAAACTGGGGCTACTGTATGGGTAACTATAACGGACAACAAAATAACTGGACTATTAAAACTACCTATGCCACTGATGCTATGGTAACACTAGGAGCCAGTGCACAACCTAAGGGTCACTATGGTACCAGTAGTGGATGTTGTTCAAGTGCGGCCGCCAGTGTATGCGGAGTTCAAAGGACTTAATATGGCCTATTATGTAAGCGGAACTAATTTCTTTCCAGGAATTTATATTGCTCCTACTACAGCGGCAGTAGGTTCCCCTCTAGTGGCTGCTGGAACTACATCAACTTTTTGGGCTTATCCTGGTAACGGACAAACACCTAGCGGAACACTACAAACTAGAAGTACTTTCACACACGGATATACTGCTGGCGGCTATAAAGATTCCAATCCATGGCGTGTGGTCAACAAAACTTGGCATGCCAATGACGTTACTATCAGTTGTGGTGAACAATTAGATCAAGGTGCCGCTTATGGCGGCGGCACATTCAGCGACTACAATGGTTACTGTCATGGAACCAACGCAGGATTTACAGTATCCAACACACATACTAGTAGTTATAGTCTAGCTACTGGAGTTGGCCGCACACAAAATACTTCAAGCTACGGTGCTAATCCAGGAGGCCCATTTGGTTATACTGGTAATAACCCAACCGGAGACGGACAAGGTGTTGCCTACGGTACTAGTGCCAGCAGTAGTGCCGGTGGAGCAGTGATCCAAGGTACTACTGCTGGTCAAGGTACATGGGAAATGAGCACAGGTCGTACCTATTTTGCTGGCACACAGAATCAAATAGGACAAATAGGTTATATTAGTGGCGGCAGTCAAAGTAATGCTTGCGACAAATTTTATTTCCCCACAGAAATTATGTATACCACAACTAGTCCAGGTAATACTGCTTCAAGTCATGCTACCGGTGGTGGCGGTGCTACTACTATGTATTGGAGTTTTGCCGGTACTAATAAATCAATGACATTTAGTAATGATTCGTGGAGTACATGGAGTCCAGGAACTACGGCGGCCCCAGACGGTGTATGTAAAATGCTAACCACAAAATTAGGTTATCATTATGTTGGTACTGGTAATAATGTAACTACAGGTGTGATGAAATTTAGCGATAGTACAGGATCAAGTTTAAGTACAACAATAAGTAAACCTAGTGCTCAAGGAGAAGAAAATTATCAAATGGGACAAAACTGGGGTTATTGTCTAGGAGCTTATAGCAATCCTCAAAACAATTATACTTTTAAAATGAATTATAGCAATGATGTTTCTACGGTATTAGGTTCTGTCAGTCAACCTAAAGGACATTTTGGTATGAGTAGCGGTAACTGTTCAAGTGCCGCGGCAACTGTAACAATGAGCGCAATATAATGGCTTTTTATGTAAACTCTGTCAACGTTTTTCCTACTACATATCCTGCTCCTGATGCTAATGCCGCAGGTGCGGTGTTGTATAACGATGGTACTAGTGCCTTTTGGGCCTATCCTGGCGATACACAAACTACAATTGGTGGAACATTTGCCACTAGAAGTATTATCACACATGGTTATCTAGCTGGTGGATATAAAGGTAGTTGCCCATGGCGAGCAGTTAATAGAACTTGGCACAGTACAGATATTACTTTATACTGTGGTGAACAATTATCATTTGCCGCCAACTATATTGAAGGAACATTTAGCGACTACAATGGTTACATACATAACGGAGCAGATGCCTATGCTACCGCCAGTGCCAACACACAAAGTTATAGTCTTGCCAACGGAACCTTACGTACACGCGGTGCTGGTATTAACAGTCCCAGTACAACTGCTTTTGGATATCCACCAGGAACTGGTACAGCAGGTGACGGTGGCTGGAACTTGAGTTCAGCTCGAGGTCCTTATATCGGTTGTGCGGTTGACCAAACTGGTCAAACAGGTTATATCACAGGAGGCGGATCTACTGCCACAGATAAATTTCACTTTCCCAGTGAAAATATGTATTCAACCACAGCTGGCCCAGGTACAGGATTTACATCAGGATGTCACGGGCAGTATAGAGGATATTTTAGTGTAGGCGGTACACATCAATATATAGATTTTAGCACAAACAGTTGGGCCACTTACAGCTCAACTGCTAGTGCGGACGGCTGGTGTAAATTTATGAGTACCAAATTGGGCTATCATTATGGTGGTAATGGTGGTAACGTTACTATTGGTCTTAGCAAATTCAGCGATTCTACCGGTACAGATATTACCACTAGTTTAAGCAAAATACGTGCCTGCGGTGAAGAGAATCTTCAAATGGGACAAAACTGGGGTTACATGTTAGGTAACTATGATAACCAGCAGAATAATCAAACAGTAAAATACAATTATCTAACCGATGTACTTACACAATTAGGCACAGGAGCACAACCTAAAGGACATTTTGGGCAAAGTAGTGCTACTTGTTCAAGTGCCGCGGCCAGTGTAGCGATAAGTAGTGCATCAGTCGGATTTTAAGGAACTAACATGTCGGATAATATACAATATAATAATCAAAGCGTGGCAAATGTATTTTTTACAGAGCCAGCCAGTACTGTCTACAATAAAGATCAAGCAGTAGCAGTACACACAGCTAGAATTATAACACAAATAACCACAGTAGATCCTAATGTTCAAGTAGTTACTACCGAGCAGACTCGCCAAGCAACAGCTGGAGAAAATGGTAACGATGCCACAGCATTTATTACCACAGTGGTCACTACTACAGATACCAAGTTAGTTATCACTACCACACCAACAGTTTCCAGCGGAGAAATTACAATTGACACAGTAGGTAGAGAAGAAACTGACGCTAACGGTATGTTTGTAACTACTTTAATTTCTACAGTAGTCAAGACTGGTGCTCCGTTAGATGTTTATGCCAGTGCTATTGTCACAGTTCCTACAGCAAATACTATCATTGAGCCAACTTATCGATATCTTATCTTGCGACATGATATAATCGATGGCCATTTACATGGTGTTCCAGGTGGCGATTACAATATGACTTGCCAGGAAATGTACAGCTTGATGAATTTCACCTGTGTTAAAATGAGCGAAGGTCTGTACCACACTTTACTACAGGGTTGGAGCAAAGAAAAAGTTATTGAAATAGACGAAACTACAGCATTTTATGGCTGTACATTCTTTAGTGAAATACGCCCAGTTGCCAAACTTTGGGAAGCTAAGACCAGCTGGTACGGTGAAAAAGTTCCTACAGAAATTACTCCTGAAATTGTAGGCTATATTCTTACAGTGATGAAAGCATTTTCTACAGAAATTATTCACGCAGAATATGAACGTAGATATTTGGCTCTACGTGGTGCTAGCGATTTTGAAGCAGATACTTGGCACATACAGGGAGAAGAAGCCGCAGAGTATTCGGTTAACCCTACAGCCCCGACACCATTTATTGATTATTTGGCCGCTAGCAGAAATATGACCAAAGATCGTTTGGTTGCCAAAATTTTAGATAAAAGAAAAGCCTATTTAGAACAGCTGGCCATGACACTAGCTGACATGCAGAACCTATTAACCAAGTTTAACTCGTGTACTACAGTATGGGATATAAATATCCTGTACGAAGATTACTTCGGAATTGCCATGCCGATCAGTATGGCAGTCAAGTTAGGCAGAACAATTTCTGACACTAACTGGAATCGTAAACCCGAATGGAGAGTTAAAGGTAATGGATGCTACTTCTAGTATTATAAACATTGAAGATATTGTATCGAGCAGTTTGCGCGATGTTAAATTAGACCCAAAATTTATACAAGAATACAATCTAAGTGACTTTGAAACACGAGTCATCCAGTCTGCTGTTCTAGTAGATACAGGAATGACAGCTTACCAGGCCAAGCATTTTGTGGCTAACAGTCAAATTACTCCTTACAAACGTGTACGTCAGTGCTTGATGGAACTGGAAGTACGTTATCATGCGTACCAAGAAATCAAAGCCAGTTTGCGTAAAGCAGAAATCATGCGAATGAAATGGGTCAAGCAACAAGAACAGATGGAAGATCCATTAGACAAAGAATTAATTCAAATTGATATCGATAAAAACGACTATGATATCACTATTTGGAAACGTAAGATTCGTCAGAGCGAAGTTGAAATGCGAGCTTTCTTAGATGTCATTAACGAACATGCCAAGACAGACGAAGAACTAGCATACTTTTTAAAGACCAATGAACAAGAAGAAAAAGACTACTGGATTGCTCGTATGGGCAAGCAGGCAGCTTTAGACATTGTAGCATTTGGTCGTGTAGGTTCAGGCAACATGGATTCAATCGCCATGATGGCCAAAGAAGATCAGTTGTCTGCGTTGACCACTGCCATGCAGTATTCAGGATTATTAAATGCCGGACTACACAAAATTAGCGTAGGTGTACAGGACAGTATTGACCAGTACCTTGCTGGAGCGTCAACAGAAATTCCAGAAGTACTAGACAAGCCCGATGAAAATATTCAGCTTACCGCTCAACCCAAAACTAAACCAGAGTCAATATAATGACTTTCTTGGTTTTTTAAACCAATACAAAGACTACATATACGACGTATATTTTACCAGCCGCATAGCACCTTTTAACCAGGATGCTATGGGCGATGTCTTTGTTATTCACGAAGAAAGTGCCATCGACTGTATCAATGCCGCACTACACATACAAAATACATTGGGTATAACTGTAAGTGCTACATTTAACAATATTCATGTTAAGCCAGATCAAAAGAATTTAGATCTTTTTATTAAGAATTTTAGACCTTTGTACGATGCTGGCATACGCAATGTTACACTACCGCATACACAATGGATATTAACAGGTAAAATACAAGCGGAATTTCCTGAACTGTTTATTAAGAACACTATCTTACGTGATGTTAATCGTGCTAATCAAGTATACGAACTAGCCAAAGCTGGATTTGACTATGTCAATTTAGACAGAGATCTAATGCGAGATAGAGATGAACTAGTTAAAATACAAAAAATCAAACAACACTATCCTAATTTAAAAATTAGTTTATTGGCTAATGAAGGCTGTGTAGGTAACTGTGCTATTATGCCTGAACACTATCAGTACAACTGTACAAGAACAGCACAAGATCCACAATATTTTACCAGTAGTATAGCTCGCATTAGTTGTCAAAAGTGGGATGTAGAAGATCCTGCCATCATGTTAAAAACAGCAAACTTGCCACCATGGCGTAGTGACTGGATGGAACTGCTAGATTTAGGTATAGATACTTTTAAAATGCACGGCAGAGAAAGTATAGAAAGACTAGCAGAAAGTATACGTATCATTATTCGCTTTGCTGCCGGCGAAGAAATACTGTTTGATAATTTTAATGAATACTTAGAAGACACTAATTTACAAGATAGACCAATTGATGCTTGGCGTAAGATTATAAAAAATTGTAAATTTGACTGCTGGGACTGCGGTTACTGCGATAAAATTTATAGTAAAAAATCTAATTATCAACAAGATCCACTAGTGTTAAAAGTAGTAGACATTATTGCCTACCACGACAATTTAGTATTACCTGAAACTGATATACAAGGACTTACTAGTCAACGTGTTAGAAAACTATTATACGAACTAGCTGGTATCAGTAAGACTTATTTAGAAATAGGTTGCTTTCATGGTGCTACAGGCACAGCAGTATTAGATGCTGACATCAAAAATGCCTACTTTGTAGACCATTGGCAAGAAAATATTCAACCAGCTAATGGCGAACAACTACCGGCTAATGATAAACAAACATTTATTGCCAACATTCGAGCACATAAAAAATCTACAGACATTAAACTTTTTGATTGCGACTTGTTTAGTGTTGATACAGATGAAATAAAAGATGTAGATTTTTTCTTTTATGATGGTCCGCACGATGCCGAAACAACAGCCAAAGCAGTTGAATACTATGCCAAGTGCTTAAACGACACAGCAGTAATTATATTTGACGACGCCAACTGGGAAGGTGTTGTCGATGGTGCTCAATTAGGTATACGAAAATCTAAACTCACTGTAAAATATGAAAAGATACTACTGAACGATCAAGAAAATTCTGCTGAATGGTGGAATGGACTATATATTGTCGTAGTGTCAAAGCTACATATTTAAGGAGAAAAGATGGACTTCATCACAAACGTCCTGCTAAAGGACATCACATACTTGTGGATGATATTCTTCATTATGATCACTGCTGGACTAGCTAAAGAGTACGCTCTTTTTGCCCCAGCATTTGCCTATGTAAGAAACACATTCAGAAGTAATAAGTTTGTAGTTGTTATCCTAAGTGCGATTGGTGGTATTTTACCAATCGAAGGCCGAGTAACTGTATCAGCAGGCCTGCTGGATACAGTAGCACCCAAGTGTGGTCACGGTCGTGAAAAGATGGGAATTATAGATTATCTAGCTAACCACCACTACTATATGTGGAGTCCGCTAGAGAAAACTGTAATCCTGCCTATCGCGGCATTTGGCTTGACCTATGGTGCTTTTATCAGCCTAGTTGCTCCCTTGTTAATTGTTAGTTTAGTATTCATTAGCTTGTACATTTGGTACTCAGTTAAGGAAGAGGAACTAGTAATTGAACCAGGAAACTTTAAATTAAGTGCGGTTATTCGCAATGTGCTTCCCATGTTTATTGCCCTTGGCGTTTACATTTGGGGTGGCGGCGAAGAACATGTATTTCCAATTTTTGGTTTACTAACTCTTTACTACGTATTCATCACACAGCAGTGGGGTATTAAGAAATTATTATCCTATGTTCGCTGGGATGTACTAGCATGGGTTGGAGCAGTTATTATCTTAGGCAACTACTTTAAATCATATAATGGCGAATTTACAGCTATGATCAAAGGTGTGGGATTAGATCCACATACTTTTGCTGGTATGCTGGCAATTTCAGTTATTGGATTTATTGTCAGCTTCTTAATGGGCAGTAGTGGCAAGTTTATTGCCGTTGCTGTATTGATGGCACAAGTTTTTGGCGTAGAATACTTCTTGTGGTTCTTTGCTATTGACTTTGCTGGATACTTATTAAGTCCAACACATAAATGTGTTATGATTGGTAACCGTTATTTTGGTACACCAGTCAGTACTTATTATAAGGCATTAGGAAGTTGGGGATTGTTATTACTTGCTACAGCAGGTGCTATAACATTCTTATATTAAATCTACTAGATCAAACACTGTTTGTAATTTAGTACGAATAGTTTTACTTGAAAAACTATTGCGGAGCCCCTGGTGTAATGGCTTAGGGGCTCTGTCTATTGTAGCCCACGACCAGCCCATGTGTTCATCGCTTAATGTTGGAACAAATTCTTTATCTATTACACACAAGTAGGTGTGAAAATTAAACACCTTGTCGTTGCTGACAAATGTTTCTAAAGGAATTGTTTTGATTATTTTAGGGCAAGTGCCGATTTCTTCGGTAATTTCACGCTGTAGACCTTGCCATGGCGTTTCACCGACTACGTTAGTGCCACCTACTAGTCCCCAAGTACCTTCATGTTTGCCGTGTGCTTTTTGTAAGAGTAAGAAACGTCGTGTAGATTTAGCGTAGAACAATGCTCCGCTACATACTATCTGATCTTTTATAACTCTATTCTCCATAGGCCCTTGTCGTATTCACCTTCAAAACTCTTGGCCCAGTTAACACCATTCCACACATACTGGACTCCTGTATATGTATTCGTTTGCCACACCATGGCCTGTGAAAACTGACTGTGATCAAATATAACATGCCACTGTGTACCGGTCCACTCAATGATATCGTTAGTGTGCGCTACTAAATTGCCCCATGCTGGCGCAGGTGCTACGTTGTTTAGATTACCTATATCTTCTACTAGTAAGAATCTTAGTCCAACACTGATAGACTGATCTGATTGTTCAGTACCTGTAGGACGATATGGATTGTAAGTTAATGGATTAATAATGGCATCGAATGTCCCAGGACTGTTAGGACGGTAGCTTGCGGCGGCATTGTAGCCTGGCATACTGTCTGTTTTTCCTGTACTATCTATACCAGTATTGCTGACCAGTGTGTCTGGATTCCAATTTACACTTAGTTGACTACTATCTAAGCTGTTTACAGCAATAGTTCCAATAACTTGTGTGCCGTCCGGTTGTGTTAAAAATATTTGACTTGATCCAGCTACATATTTTCCAGGATAAGCATTGAATACTTGATTCCAATCTACACTATTGCCCACTCTTACGGGAATAGGATCTGTTGTAGGTTCATGTGGATAAGTTGCGGCGCCCGGTGCTAGTGCTGTTACGCTATTATTGTATACTTCAATTCTTAAATTAGAAATAGTAGTAACTTCGGTATCTATTAGTGTGCCAAAACTAACAGTTTCAGCCATAGGATCTGTACCTAAGCCTTCGATATAAGTGTCACTAGTGTGAGCACTGCCATATAAACTGGTAACAATTTTAGTAATAACACCCAAGTGTTTAACTTTAACTGGCGGATTGATCCAAATAGGAGTTTGTACTTTTAATGAAGCAATATCATTACCGCTGTCATTGCCCACTGGCACATTACGACTGCTCCAAGCAATGTCGTGTAAATTTAATACAGTTAAACTGGTCCAGTCAATATAGTTGTCATTAGTTTGTAATTCTAAACTAGGGTTAAACAATACTAGTATTTGTTCTAATATTTGTAATTTTTGTTCAGTACTTGAGCTCCAAATATCTACTTTTAACTTTAGATCAAATGGTGTAGGCATTAAACGCTCTACTGTATAGTTGCGTCCTTGTCCTTGTGTATAAGTTCCAGAACCGGTGTTAATATCACGCTCTCGAATGTGAACTTTATCTATAAATGTTTGGTCGGCCAAACGGTCGCGATCTAAACTTAGGCTTTCTACATACACAGCAATGCGTGGAATACTGTTTACTTTGTTTTCGCTGTTATTACGTATGATACTAGCCACTTGACGATCTGGATCACCGTACATAACCGGCACTCTGTGTAAACTGCCGTCACCATATTTGACCACAAAATTACTAAACACACGAATAACTTGTGTAATATATCGTCTTACTTGACCGTCATAAAAGAACTGAATAATAGTACAACGGTGTTAAACCGTAGCCTCCTTGTTGTACCAAACTCTTATACCGTCTACTAATTTCCAACTCATAGTACCTTTGTTTTTCCATTTGGTTGTTTCTTTACCTCTTTTAGGATGAGATTTCCCTAGCATTGGTCCACCGTCTTTTCTCTTCCAGCCGCCTTCTCTACCTTCGGCTCTGCGTCTAGCATGAGCTTGTTTTTGTGCTTCGCTCATCCTTAAAATACTTTCTGGATGATGAGTTTTATTATCACCGGGCTGTCTAATATTAAATCCGTTATCTATAGAATTGTATTGTTCTACATAGAGTTCTTCTAATCTATTTAATTCTTCTAAACTAGTTGCTTCTACTAAAACTTCAAAAGTAAACGCATTCACTCCATACTTGCGTAATGCATTATGAAAATGATATGTTCTCTCACTAGTTCTACTTCCGGCAATATGTTCTAATCTACGATGATTAGGATCCTGTATAGTTTGACCTATATAACAACGATTAGACTCTGTATGAGTAAACTTATAGATATGCATTAGAAATCTGCCCTAGGTTTAAGTACCTTACTGATACTTTGACGCTGTTCGTCTCTGTTATTATATAGTGTCACGGTCCAAATACCAGTCATTGGTATGACCTCTTGTCCATTAGTATCATTTAACACCACTGCCGGTTGTCCAGCACCTGCTGTTCCACCATCTTGAATTTGTGTAGTACTCGGTGGATAACTTTGGAAAGCTCCTGCTCCGTCTACTACTTGTACATTAGTTGGAATTAGTGGTAAATTTATTTGTAAACAAGTACTGACAACACCTGCTGGACTAGTATATTGGTAACTAGAATAGATATTAGGATATGAAGCAAGATCATATTCTAGTGTAGTTATATCAAATTTTAATACTACATACTTGGCACTACTTGTTGTAGCATTATATGGAATATGTGTAGGAACAACAGTGGCATTAGCTGTTAATTTAACAGCATCGCTGGCCAATTTTTCATTATACAGGTAATTAGTATTATTGATAAAACTTGTCTTCAATGTATTACGTGTATCGTTGTTGGTCATATTCATACGTACACTATCTTCATAAGCGACCCATGTGCTACTTGGAGCATCAAATCTAAATAATCTGTTGGGCATAAAATCTGTACGTAGGAAAAAATCATTATTTTGTGGATTATTAGGAAACTGTATACCAAATCCAAACTCATATCCGTTGTCAGGATAACCATCTCCTAACAAATATCCAGTATAACCACTACGTTGTGGTACACCTGCGGTAGCACTGGCATTTAAATTTGCCGATGCGCTACTGGCCAATATGTCTGTTTCGTCAGCAGTTTTTAATATGGGTTTACCGTTAGTAGGATCAGCCGCTAGTGTATAAAACTGACGAGTTTCGTAACCGCTCTTAGGAGCATCTGCTTCTGCTTGAGCAATGTTTTGGTCATTAATATTAAGCTCTTGGTTGTAAGTACTTAACAAATCACGCAAGGTAGTGTTGGCCACAGGATCACCGTTGGCATCTTTAGCTGGTTCATTAAAGATTGACGCAAATTTCTGATTGTCAGTAATGCGTTTAATACGTAATCTATACAAATGTGGGAACCAAGTACTGCTAAATCCTTCACTGGCACGACCTACGTCTTCAATAACATAGTATCTAGGCAAACTAAAATCAAAACTGTTCAAAGCAAAATCGTCACGTAAGTGTGGTAATTCTAAAACATCACCGCTGATAGGCTTACGACCTATATATTTGACAAAGTCATTAATATGTACAGTCATGTACAATGTATCATTGTCAATAAACAGACCAAATTGACTTAGGTTAAAATCAATATTTTGTACATTATAAATGCCACGAATTCTATAAATTTGTGTATCATACGTACCGTCGCGGTTTTCTAAAAATAACAAATCTTGTATGTTTGTTACATCGCGATTAGCATAAGTTGGCTTATCAGCTGTAGCTGTAGATGGATCGTTTTGAGCACCTAAATACTTGTGTACATACACATCTGTACCCCCAGCTTGAAACATCTCGCTGGCTTGTCGATCTATAAACTTGTAATCGAGCCCTTTTTCCGGTTTGTATAATGAAAGTCTTGGCATAGTAACATATTTATCGCTAGCTAAATATAGTACGAGGACAAAATAATGGATGATTTAGCACCAACAACGCAGACTAACTCTACAGCCGAACGAAATAAAGTGTTTGATTATGTTCGTCAAATGCTGGGCGACGGTATGATTGAAGTAGAACTAGATGCTGTACACTATGAAACTGCCCTAGATCGTGCGCTAAATCGTTATAGACAGCGCAGTCCAAATGCTGTAGAAGAAAGCTATTTGTTCCTAGAACTTATACAGGATCAAAATGAATACAGACTGCCTGACGAAGTTATTACTGTGCGCCAAGTGTTTCGTAGAGCTATTGGCTCAAGAAGTGGAATTGGTGCGGGTGGTACTTTATTTGAACCATTTAACTTAGCCTATACAAATACCTACTTGATGTCAGGTAGTATGATGGGCGGTCTAGCAACTTATGATGCGTTTGCTGGCTATCAAAAATTAGTTGGACGTATGTTCGGTAGTTATATTGAATTTTTATGGAAACCAACTACGCACTTACTAGATATTTTACAACGTCCGTTTGCTCAAGGTGAACAAATTCTTGTACAAAGTTATAACTTCCGTCCAGACTGGGTGTTACTACAAGACATTTATGCCAAGCAATGGTTAAAAGATTATACCTTGGCCACTGCTAAAGAAATGTTAGGCGAAGCACGTAGTAAATTTGGTTCTATTGCTGGACCTGGTAGTGCTATCACACTTAATGGTACCGCATTAAAAAGCGAAGCCAAAGAAATGATAGAAAAGTTAGACAAAGAATTAGAAACTTTAGTAGCTGGTGGAACCGGTTACTATTTTATAACTGGATAATCGATGCCAAAGTTTACAGATTTACCCAGTGCCGGCGCATTAACTGGAACAGAAATTACAGCATTAGTTGTTAATGTGACCGGAACATTAACCAGCGAACAAGCTACACTTAGTCAAATACAAACTTATGTGCTGTCTGGCAATGCCGCTAGTGCTACAAAACTAGCTACAGCTAGAACCATTAACGGTATAAATTTTGACGGTAGTGCTAATATTACTATTCCTACAACTATACCAGCGGCAACTAGTAGTGCGTTAGGTGGTGTAATAATTCCAGCTACTTCAACTAGCGGTATAGTTAACAATTTAGGAACAATCAATATTGCCACAGCAAGTCCTACACAGTTAGGAGGTGTGTTAATTGATGGCACAACAATTACTGTAAACGGTAGCAATCAAATACAGTACTCATTACCTATTGCTACAGGCAGTGTCTTAGGTGGAGTTAAACAAGGAACCAATGTAACTATCGATGGCAGTGGAGTTATCAGCGTACCTACTGGTGCTGGTTATAGTTACACATTGCCAGTTGCTACAGGCAGTGTCTTAGGGGGAGTTAAACAAGGAAACAATGTAACTATCGATGTCGCCGGAGTTATAAGTGTGGCCGCACCATATTCACTACCAGCCGCTACTTCTAGTTCTTTAGGTGGCGTACAAGTACAAAGTGCTTTAATTAGCGGACTAGTCAACACAGCAGGTAGTATTGTTCTAGCACAAGCTAGTAGTACACAGTTAGGCGGAGTCAAAATTGGTACTGGTATAACCATAGCCGGTGACGGTACAATTAGTACCACAGTTTATTCATTACCTCAAGCAACTACAACTACATTAGGCGGTGTCAAAGTTGACGGTAGTACTATTGTTGCCAATAGCGGAGTTATTAGTTCAACTATTAGTGCGGCAACAACTACTAATTTAGGCGGTGTAACAGTTGCGGCTACTTCTACCAGTGGATTGATATTGTCAGGCGGTGGAGCATTAAGTCTTGGTGTAGCTACATCTAGTCAGTTGGGGGGTGTTATTGTTGACGGAACAACTATTGCTATTAACAGTAGTACTATTAGTGTTCCTTTATTTTCAGCTACTAAAATTGCTATAGGTAGCAATGCTGGCTCTACTGGACAAGGTACAAATAGTGTGGCAATTGGTGCGTTTGCCGGGCAAACAAATCAACCTGCCAACACAATTATTTTAAATGCCAGCGGTAGTGCTGTTAATGGCGTTGTTTCTCAAACCAGCAGTTTCTATGTTAATCCAATTAGAAGTACAACACCGCAAGCTGGTTTTGTTTACTATAATTCTAATACATACGAAGTAGTTTATTCAACTAGTTTAGGTTATCCGACTGGTTCAAGCTCAGGTGGTGCTGTTACTCAAACTGGTAGTAGAACCAACAGCGTAACTTTGAATAAATTAACTGGTCAAATTACCCTACTTGCCGCGGCTGGTTCAGCAACTCCAGCAACATTTACAGTTTCAAATACTACTGTAACCGCAGTAGATACCGTTATTGTAAACTGTAGCAGTTCCACTAACGTATATTTGACTTTTGTAACAGCAGTGGCCGCAAACAGTTTCAATATTACATATTACACAACGGGTGGCGTTACTTCGGATAGCCCAGTTTTCAACTTTACCGTAATCAAAGGTTCGAACAACTAATTTCTTGACCTTGTAATAAAACTGTTATATACTAGAGCTAATATTAGGGGGCTCTATGATTATAGGTGTGTGCGGTTTTATCGGTTCTGGCAAAGATACTATTGCCGATTATCTTACAAATTTCCACGGTTTTAGACGAGAATCGTTTGCCAACAGTCTCAAAGACGCTGTAAGTCAAGTGTTTGGTTGGGACAGAACCATGCTAGAAGGACGCACAAAACAAGCCCGTGAATGGCGCGAACAAATAGATCCGTGGTGGGCAGAACGTTTAAATATGCCTAATCTTACCCCGCGTTGGGTCTTACAATACTGGGGCACAGAAGTATGCCGCAAATCATTCCACGATGATATTTGGATTGCAGCCTTAGAGCACAAACTACTAAACAGTAAAGACAACATTGTTATTAGTGATTGTCGTTTTCCTAACGAAATTAAATCAATTAAAAATGCTGGCGGCATGGTAATTCGTGTGGTTCGCGGCCCTGAGCCCGAATGGTATGATGCCGCAATTAGTGTAAATCGTGGCCCAGATGGTAACGTAATGTGGGCACTGAGCAAACAAAAGCTAGAAACATTAAAAATCCATGCTAGCGAAACCAGCTGGGTTGGTACTAGTTTTGATGCTGTTATGGACAATAACGGCACTATAGATGAGCTATACAACCAAGTACAGTCTCTTATAAATCTGGAGTCAAACCCCCTTGACGCCATGTCACGCCTTCTTTGTGAAGAGTCCGCTGACAGTTTGAACACACAGTCTTGAGATTTGTATGACGGCAATTATTTAAATCGCCGTCCACATGAAATACGTTAAACACCTCAGAGTGCGGGCTACGATACCCGCACTTGTCGCAACTACTTTTCATTTTATAGCCAGCACTAGCCCAGCGTGGTAATCGAACTCCACGCGAGCACACACCGCACTGGGTTCTGTAGTAGGGTTTTCCGTTTTTGTAGTAATTTATACTAACTGGGCGCAGTCCGCAGGTACACAAAGGTCTCATGAATTATTTAAGCCTTTTTGACGACCTTTATATTGCTTATAACAACCTATAAAACCAAATCTTACATAAATACATGAAGAACATGTACTCATGGAGATAACACAATGGCTCAATTAAGTTCACCAGGCGTAAGCGTAACAGTAGTAGATGAATCGTTCTACACCCCAGCGGCTCCTGGAACCGTACCCCTAATCATCGTAGCATCAGAACAAGACAAACTGAACGCTGCCGGAACTGGCATAGCACCAGGTACTACCAAAGCAAATGCTGGACAAGTATATCTATTAACAAGCCAAGCAGACCTTGGTTCAACTTTTGGTATTCCATACTTCCAAACTGACGCTCAAAATAATCCAGTTAATGCTGGTGAATTGAACGAATACGGTCTACAAGCCGCTTATAGCTTCTTAGGTGTAAGCAATCGTGCTTATGTTGTACGTGCTGATGTAGATACAAAACAATTAATTGGTTCAACGAGTGCTCCAACAAGTGCGCCAGCAGATGGCACATATTGGTTTGATATTGCTGACACACAATTTGGTGTGTTCCAATGGAATTCAAGTGTAGCTACAGCAACCAATGGCCAAACATTTATCAATCAAAGTACTGTTAATAACTTGTTTGTTATTACAGACAGCAAACTAGTTGATCCTAACACTTATGCTCCAATACCAAGTTATGGTGCTTTAGGCGATTATGCTATTGTAGCAACTACAACTTTAAACAAGTTATGGTTGAAAAAGTTCCAAACAGATACAGCCGCAGGTACATGGGTTGAAGTTGGTTCTTCTACATGGAGCAAAGCATGGCCAACAGTTACCAGCGCAACAATCGCATCAAACGCACAAATTAATGGTACACTTATCATCAATAGTTCTTCAACTATTACTGCTAGTAACGCAACTCCAAGTGCTTTAGCTACTCAAATTAACGGTGCCGCTATCAGCGGTGTTACAGCGGCTTATGTAAACAGCACACTACAAATTTATTCATCAGGCGTCAACGTTGTTATCAGTGGTAGCTTGACAGGTACAGTACAAGCTCCAGGTACATATGGCCTAGTTGGTGGTACATACCTAGCACCACAATTACAAATTAGCCCACACTACGCAGTTCCATTATATGGAATTTATGACAGCTTTGTAGCTTATGGTTCAGGAAATGCTGGACAAACTAGCGTATCTGGTGCTCCAACTGGCAGTATCTGGATCAAGACCACAGCTATCAATTTAGGTGCTAACTGGTTTATTAAGAAATACAATGCCGCTACTAGCTCTTGGATTACACAAAGCACTAAAGTATTGGCCAATAACCAAACAGCATTGGCTACATTAGACCCAACAGGTGGCGGTGTTAACATTCCAGTTGGCGCAGTTTATGTCAAATACAATGACGCTGAATTTACTAGCCCATATGCTAACTTTAAAGTATACGGACGTACAGGCACTGGTGCTACTAGTATTGTTTCTAGCGCAGTTTCAGCTAGCACATTCCCAGGAAGTGTTAGCAGTACAGCAAGTGCTACAGGCTTTATTGGCAATGGTGTAAGTTCAGCTAGCGCAGGTACTATCTTTACTCCAACAGGAGCAATCACTGGTTCATTCCTAAGTGGTATGACATTAACAGGTACTAACGTTACTACAGGCGGAACAGCAACAACTATTACCGCAGTTAATACAGCAACTATCACTGCTACAGTTGGTGCTACACTAACTGCTACTAGCACAACTACTACAAGTGGTAATATTACAATTAGCAACTTTGCTACATATACATTGGCAGCTGGTATGGCAGTACAAGTAGCTGGTACAACAAGTCAAGGTATTACAGCTGGTACATACTACATCATTGGTAGTCCAACAAGTACAAGTATTCAATTGTCAGCAACAGCAGGCGGTGTAGCAATTACAACTACAGTTGGTGCTATTTCAGGTCTAACATTTACACTATTAGTAATGAACGTAACTGCAGCTTCTGGCACACTAAGTGTAGGTCAAACCCTAAGCGGTGGTGCTGTAACAGCAGGTACTTACATTAACGGTACATTCAGTGGTTCGGGTTCAACTGGTACTTATGGATTGAACCAAGTAGCTACTGGTGCTCCAACAACAGCTACTAGCTATACAGTAAACAAGAGTTTATCAGTATCAAGCACAACTATTACTGGTACTGCTTATAACGAAACTTACTCATTTACAATAGCACAAAGTCAAATTGGTTCAAGTTCATTGACTACTCCTGTAACTGTAACATTTACAGCTAGCCAAAATGCTACATTAGATGCTACAGCATTCTTAACAGCATTTACAGCGGCAGTTACTGATCCTAACATCCAAGCATCACGCAACACAACAACTAACGTAATTACAATTACACACTTAGCTGGTGGTGATATCCGTTTAGTTGACGGTACTAACACACCATTAAGCAAGTTGTTTACAGTTGGTACAACTAACAACTATTACACAGATCCAACAGGCAACGCTAACAGTTATATTGCTACTCAGTGGGCAAGCACAGTTAATGGTAGCGCATTTGCTGTGGCAAGTGTAACAAGTCCAACATCAACACCAGTAAGTGGTACATTATGGTACGATACAAACTTAGATGCTGACATTTTAGTTAATGATGGTACTAAGTGGGTTGGTTACCTAAACTATACACAAAATGCTGTAGGTGGCGGAACAACAGATCCAATGGGTCCAATCTTTTCAAGTACTATGCCTACCGCACAAAGTGGTGGAGCTGCACTAGCACATGGCGATTTGTGGATTGATCCACAAAACTTAGAAGCATATCCACAAATCTTCAAATATAACTATCAAACTAAGAAATGGGTATTATTAGACAATACAGACCATGTAACAGGTAACGGTATTATATTTGCTGACGCTCGTTGGGGGGTTGATAACACACTTAACGTGCCACAAACAGGTACTGTAGCACAAGGTACTATTGCTTCATTGTTGTCTAGCAACTTCGTAGACTTTGATTGTCCAAATCCAGCACTATATCCAAAAGGTATGTTGCTATGGAACACACGTCGTTCAGGATTTAACGTCAAGCAGTATGTTGTAGGTTATGTTAACACACAAAATTATAACACAATCTATCAAAATACATTAATGACTAACTATGCTCCAGATCGTTGGGTAACATACAGTCCTAACGATGTTAACGGTGTTGGTCAATTTGGACGTAAAGCACAACGTAGTGTTGTTCTAAAAGCTCTTAACGCTACTATCCAAAGCAATACAGGTATTCGTCAACCAGACACAGTTATTTTCAACTTGTTAAGTTGCCCAGGCTACTTAGAAACAACTAGCGAACTAGTTGCTCTAAACAACGACAACGGTCTAACAGCATTTATTGTTGCTGATAGTCCAGCACGTTTAACACCAGATGCTACAAGTTTAAGCAACTGGGGTAATAATGTAAACAAAGCCGCAGTAGATGGTGACAGCGGTTTAATTGTTACTGATCCATACACAGCAGTTTATTATCCATGGGGTTATACAACTGATTTGATAGGCAACAATATTGTTGTTCCACCAAGTCACATTATGTTGCGTACAATCGCATTGAATGATAACGTGGCTTATCCATGGTTTGCTCCAGCTGGTGTACGCCGTGGTGGTGTAACAAATGCTAGCTCAGTAGGTTATGTTGATAGCTTAACAGGCGAATTTGTAACAGTAGCATTGAACGTTGGACAACGCGATACGCTAGCCGCAATCCATGTAAATCCAATTACATACATTGCTGGTACAGGTCTAGTATGTTACGGACAGAAGACACGTCAATTGGTAGCAAGTTCATTAGATCGTATCAACGTAGCACGTCTAGTAGTTTACTTACGTTATCGTTTGACACAGTTGGCTAAACCATTCATCTTTGAACCAAATGATACAATTACACGTAATGAAATGAAACAGTTAGTTGAAAAACTATTGTTAGAATTGACAGCAGAACGTGCCTTGTATGACTATGTTGTAGTTTGTGACACAAGCAACAATACGCCAAGCAGAATCGACGCCAACGAACTACATGTTGACATAGCAATTGAGCCAGTTAAGGCAGTTGAATTTATCTATATTCCACTACGCCTAGAAAACACAGGTGCTATCAAGGCATTAGGTCTAAAATAATTAGGAGAACACAATGGCAATCGCAGCCTTATCAAATTTTACAGTACCATTAGCTAGTGACCAGAGCGCAAGCTCACAAGGTCAGCTAATGCCAAAGTTACAATATAGATTCCGTATCACATTTGAAAACTTTGGTGTAAGTACTCCACGTACAGAATTGACCAAGCAAGTGTCAGATGCTTTCCGTCCTAACGTAAGTTTTGATCCACAAACTTTAGAAATTTATAACAGTAAGATCTACTACGCTGGTAAACCAAAGTGGGAAGCAGGTAGCGTTAAGCTACGTGACGATGTTACTGGTCAAGTTACTAAACTAGTCGGCGAGCAAATGCAACGTCAATTCGACTTCTTTGAACAAAGTTCAGCGGCAGCTGGCGGTGACTACAAGTTTACAATGCGTATTGAAATGTTAGACGGTGGTAACGGTACTAACACTCCTGTAGTATTAGAAACATGGGAAGTGTATGGTTGCTTTATTCAAAGTGCTAACTATGGTACACTTGCTTATAAAGAGCAAGGCCCTATGATGATTGACTTAAAAATTCAATTTGATAATGCGGTACAAACAGTAGGTGGAGCACTAGGTTCACCAACAAGCGTACAAACAGTACGCGGTACTAGCACAATCGGTAGTTAATAATTAAGCCTACTTAGTAGGCTTTTTTATGACTAATCATAATGTACGCAGTTTATTCGTTCGATAAATAATGTTATGAGCTTTACATCTAACGACCATTTAAAATCAGACCCAAGAATCGCCTTGCGAGATTGGCAACATGCCGCACGGATGTTTAGCGACCAGCAGTTTAGGCTGGCTCCTAAATTAGATTTTCAATTTCATGTGGCTTTTAATATTAATAAAGCCGCACTAAAAAATGCCAACATTGTTACTAGATATGGTAATGAAATTAATATGTTGGCCAAGGGTGTAGCACTGCCTAAATTTGAAGTAAAAATAGAAACTGCTAATCAATACAATAGAAAAAAACAAGTACAATATTACCATACTCCTGGCGATGTTGCTATTACTTTTTACGATGATAATATGGGTTTAATCAACCATGTATGGCAAAATTATTACAGTTACTATTATGCTGATAGTACCAGTGCTAAGACAAATGGAGCATATGGTAGAAACGCAACCCAAAGCAGTAACTATATTACTACCCCATATGGCCTAGACAACTCAAGTACATTGCCGTTTTTTAATTACATTACAATTTATCAAATGGCCCGTCATGAATGGATCAGTGTTAAACTAGTAAATCCTATTATTAAAAGTTGGGACGGTAATAAATTAGACTGGGGTAGCAATAAGATACACGAGTTTTCTATGACCCTAAGTTACGAAGCTGTAACATACGATCAAGGTCGTGTCGAAGCAGGTAGTCCAGAAGGCTTTGGATTAGAGCATTATGATCACGGGCCTAGCCCACTTCAGGGAGTAAATCCTGATCCTACCGTGGCTCAACCAAGTTTTGTAGAAGCATTAGATATAGAAACTGCAGCACCTAGTTTTGTCAACAACGCAATTAATACAATCAACGCTTATCAAAATACACAAACACCGACTAGTCCTTCGGGAACATTAGGTGTTACTACTACTGCACCATTACAAACTACTGGCGGAACTGCTGGCATTGTGTTCCCACAAGCCGCCGCAACAAATAATAATACAATTCAAGCTAGGCCAATAAAATTATGAGTTTAAATTTACCTACTACAGAAACTACTGGCACAGATGTTAAAACATTCTTTGCCAACTATTATAAAACAGCAGTAAGTTTTCCAGCTAGCGAAATTGACGCAACTATTGGATTTTTCCTTAAGCGAGGATTTGACACCAACAGTGCTAGAAGTACAGCTATTGTATTATTAACACAAGCTCGTGTTGAAAATGTAAGTGTTTTTAAATTGTTAGATACATTGAAAAGTCTAACCGACGTTCAGTTAAGTCAAGTTGTTGCCCAAGTGTTAAATAACAATAGAGAAAAGACCAGCTTATTAGGCTACAGAATACAAGCTGTTACTGATACTTACGAAAGTCGCAACATACTAGTATAATATGGCTACCAAATTTGCTCGTGGCAAGTTCACAATGAAAAACCCTCAAAAATATGTTGGAACTAAAACTCCAACATATCGTAGCAGTTGGGAACATAGTTTTATGAATTTTTGCGATGTAAACGAGCACGTACTCAAGTGGGCCAGCGAAGCTGTACAAATTCCCTACAAAGATCCGCTTACTAATAGACAAACAGTTTATGTACCTGATTTTTTTATACAGTATCAGGACAAGTTTGGCAAAATACTTACCGAACTGATAGAAATAAAACCTGCTAGTCAAACTATATTAGAACGTGTGGGCAAGAACAAATATAATCAAGCACAATTTGTTAAAAATCAAGCCAAGTGGGCGGCTGCTGGTTTGTGGTGTAAACAACAGGGTATAAAATTTCGTATTCTCAATGAAGGCGATATTTTTAGCAAAGTCTAATTTGAATATAAGTAAAGTATGACTAAAAGATTAGAAGAAGTTCTCAATTTACCAGAGAGCAAAAAGATTATTAATCAAGAAGAAAAGAAGCAGGCTAAAGCTAGTCAAGCCCAACCGCTTCTGCGCGATATCAGCGAGTACGATAAGATATCAGCGGCTCTACCACAAGTTACAGGCTTGGGAGATGTGGGCGATGCTGAACTGGACGAACTAGCACAAAAAGCCAAGGATGCCTACGAAGATATCATGGACCTGGGCATGAATGTTGAAGCACGTTACAGTGGACGCTTGTTTGAAGTAGCCGCTAGTATGCTAGGACACGCTATACAAGCTAAAACTGCTAAACTAGATAAAAAGTTAAAAATGATCGATCTACAGCTTAAGAAGCAGAAGTTGGATCAAGATACTAACCCAGACGAGGGCGTAACTATACAAGGAGATGGTGTCATTATCACTGATCGTAATAGTTTGCTGGAAAAATTAAAGAATTTGAAATAAATATATGACTAGGATCATAACATGAAGACATTTAAAGAATACTTGACTGAAAGCAAAAAAGTTTATGAATTTAAACTTAAAATTGCTGGCGACCACGCTAAAGACGCTGTAGCACAAATCAAAGCTGCACTAGCAGAGTTTCACGTAGCTGGCGTAAGTGCTGGCCGTACAACACCAATTCAAGAGCGCCAATCAGAATTTCCTGAACATAGAAACACACAAATGACTGTGTATGATATTGTTACTGATTATCCAGCTACTAGTTTACAAATTCGTGATCGCATTGCGTCAGGATTAGGAGTTACTCATAATCATATTAAAGTAAGAAGCCTAGCAGAAGAATTAGAAGATGAACTTAACCATGAACATGATCAACGTACAGGTAAAGCTCTAGTAGGTACAGAACAAGATCCTAGCGACAACAGCCACTTGGTAGGCGAAAAGCACAAGTTCGATTTACTAAAAGAATTAAACAAGAATAAAAAAGTATTATCACAAATCACCGGAATCAACGATCAAATTTTAGCCAGTAGCCAACCCGGGATGGCTAAGGAATATAAAAAGAGTGTGGCAATACAACCTGGCGCAAAAAGTGCTATAGGTACTACGCAAAATAAAATTCCAAATCCATATACAGGGAGCACAAAATGAATTTACAAGAGTTAGCCTTAAAATTAAAACGCATAGACGAAGGCGGAACAATGCCTCCTTTGGCACCTACTAAAGATAATATCCCTGCTGATACAGAGTGCGGCCCGATGCCAGGTATGATGGTACATGCCGAACAACCTAAGCAACAAGATAATGTTACTATGAATGTCAGCATGAATGGTAGCGGTGCTGGCGGTATTAGCGATCTAATGAAAATTTTGCGCAATATTGAAGCTAGCAATAACAGAGATATACATCAGCATGATGTTGGTCAATTATTTGGTGAACCACATACTGTGGACCACGAAGAACCTATCATGGGCGATATTGTCAAACACATGGCTGATATGGAAGGACAAAGCGATGCAAGTCCGCTAACACATGAATATCAAGTAGGCGAAACTATTGACGATGATGAAGAATCATGGGGTAATAGTTTAAACGGTGCTAGCGGTCATCATACACACGGTATCGATGCTGTTACATTCAGCGGCGATGACATGAACAGCAAAGGCAAATCAAGCCCTGTAATGCGTGTTCCAGGTAGCAACACATTACGTGAACCAACTAATGTTAGCGAATCACTAATAAATCGTTTATCGGAAATGTATGCCGCTATCAAGGAAGATCCACTAAATCCTGAAACAGATGCTCAACGCCGTAAACGTGAATTTGATGAAAAAATTAGAAAGAACGATCAGAAATTTGTTAAGAATGTTAAACGTCGTTCTAATGTACCACAACACGAAAAAGATACAGCAGCCAGAATTGAAAAACGCTTAAAAGGTGAAAAAATTTCAGAATGGGGTGTTAATCTAACTCAGCCAAACAGCGATTTGTTTGGCAGTGCTCCGGCAAATTTTAACGACAAAGCTAATGTAAATGCGTTGACAGCCAAGTATGACGATTTGATAAAACATACTCAACAAGAAATTGATAAATTAAAAGCAAACCCAACTGGTCCCGGTAGCGATTCTCTTATAAACACACTTCAACAACAAATTAAAGGACTAGAGGCTGAAAAATTACATAACATGACCGGCGCATCTAACGACGATGCTTCAAATGCCCTTAGAAAACAAGCTATTGCCAATAACGAACTTACTCCTGGACAATGGTTACAAAAAGCAACTCAGTACTTTAAAGGAAAGGTAACCGGCAAACCGCAACCTGGCGTTAGCTACGATCGTTATGATACGTCTCACCAGGCAGAAAAAGACTGGACTACCCCGACTCCTTTTAAACCAGGCACCGGATTAGAAGAATCTGCTAAATGGCGTGATCCTAAATACAAAGGTAAACTGTTTACTCAAAAGAAAGGCGACAGTGATGATTACGACAGCATAGATTATGGATACGGTATAAAAGAAAGACCTAAAAAAGATCCTGGACAAAAACGCTCTACATTTGACAGAGATACTGTATGGACGGATCCATT